TTTGTGAATAATCACGAAGCTGATAGAATCATAGAATCTCTATCGGAAGAAGCTAGAGAAAAACTATATGAACTAGCAGTTAATTATGGCATCACTAAGTTATAAGCCAGACGGCGATACACTAAAAAACTTTTTAAAAGATGATACTTTCTTTAGAGGAATACGAGGGCCTGTTGGCTCTGGTAAATCTGTAGCTTGTTGTATAGAAATAATTAAACGAGCTATATCACAAAAGCCGAATGACGAAGGGATTCGCAAAACTAGATGGGCGGTCATTCGTAATACTAACCCTCAACTTAAAACTACTACAATAAAAACTTGGCTAGATTGGTTTCCTGAAGAAGATTGGGGAAACTTTACTTGGAGTGTACCTTATACACACAAACTAAAAAAAGGGGATATTGATTGTGAGGTAATCTTTCTAGCGTTAGATAGACCTGAAGATGTTAAGAAATTGTTATCTTTAGAACTTACAGGAGTATGGATCAATGAGGCACGAGAAATTCCTAAAAGTATTGTTGATGCTTGTTCTATGCGTGTTGGTCGTTTTCCATCTATGCGTGATGGTGGCCCAACTTGGTATGGAGTCGTTTGCGATACCAATCCACCTGATTCCGATCATTGGTGGGCAATAATGGCAGGTGAAACTGTTATACCTGATTATATAAGTAAGCAAGAAGCTAAGATGTTGATTAAGCCAGATAATTGGCGATTCTTTAATCAACCACCTGCTATGCTTGAAATTAAGAGTAAAAACAATGAGATACAAGAATATCAAAAATCTGATGTATCTGAAAATAAAAAGAACTTAACAGAAAATTATTATAGTAACATAATTCGTGGTAAGACTAAATCGTGGATAGATGTATATGTTCTTAATAAACTTGGTACTGTTGAAGATGGTAAACCCGTATATGAATCATATAGACAAGATGTACATATGGCTAAAGGTGAACTTGCACTTGCAGAACATCTTCCTGTTTATATGGGGATTGACTTTGGTCTTACACCTGCTTGTGTTTTTGCACAAAAGATAAGAACTAGATGGATAATATTTGAAGAACTTGTAGCTGAAGATATGGGTATTGTTAAGTTTTCTGACTTAATGAAACAATCTATGGCTAAATATCACCCAAGACCTTTTTATATATTTGGCGATCCTGCAGGAGATCATAGAGTGCAAACAGATGAAAGCACACCATTTCAAATACTAAGAGGTAAAGGTATTACTGCCCGACCTGCACCAAGTAATGATGTAACACTTAGAATAGAATCTGTAGCTACTTGTCTTAATAGAATGGTAGATGGTGAATCGGGTATTCTTATTGATAAAAGTTGTATTAATTTACTTAGAGGTTTTGCAGGAGGATATCATTATAGACGACTACAAGTATCAGGTGAACGCTATGATGAACGCCCAAATAAAAACAGATTTTCACATATACACGACGCCTTACAATACTTATTGCTTGGTGCAGGAGAAGGTAGATCGTTGACGGCAGGTAATAAATATAGTAAACCTATAATAGCAAAAAGAAATTTTAATGTTTTTAATGTTAAACCTAAAAACATTTATGAAAGAAGGAGGTAACTATGTGCGGAGGAGGAGGAGGCTACAGACCACCACCACCACCACCACCTAGTCCTTATGAAGCCTCAATGAGGCAACAAAGACGGGAGGCTCGTGCTGATGCTTTGGCTGAAAAAGCAAAGTTAAAAGATGAGCAATACCAAGAAGCTGTTGCTGATTTGTCAGGTAAAAGGGGTAGACGCTCTTTATTATCTGGTAGAAAAGGTGGACAAGGATTTATGGTGCAGGGTGATATTCAAACAAAAAGCACTCTTGGAGTATAAATGGTCATTGATGTTAAACCACAGGTAACTATAGATTATAGTGAATCTAAAGTTAAACAGTTATTAGCAAGATACAGAAAAGCTAAAGCTGTAAAAGATCAATGGACTCCTATATTTGAAGATTGCTATGAGTATGCTTTGCCACAAAGAGAATCTTTTTATTCAGAAAGCATAGCTAAAAGACGAAGCGAATCTATATTTGATGAAACAGCCGTTGTTGGAGTACAAGAGTTTGCCTCTCGTTTACAAGCAGGTATTGTTCCTAATTATGCAAGATGGGCAGATTTAGTTTCAGGAACAGAAATACCAAAAGATCAACAAAAAACAGTAAATGAAAATTTAGATCAAGTTACAGAATATATATTTGAGATATTGCAAAACTCAAACTTTTCACAAGAAGTACACGAAACATTTTTAGATTGCGCAGTAGGTACAGGTGTGTTGCTTGTAGAAGAAGGAGATGCTGTACAACCTATAAGATTTAGATCAATACCTTTACCACAAGTATTATTAGACTCTGGTTATGATGATAAGATAGATCATATATTTAGAGAACGATATATTAAATTTAAACAAATAATGATTGCTTATCCTAAAGCAAAACTACCAGAAAGAATGGTAGAAGAGATGAGTCAAAATCCTGATAAAGATTGTAAAGTTGTAGAAGTTGTTTATAGAAATTATGAAAATAAAAAAGAAGAAGAATATATATATTGTGTTATTTCAGAGATGTATGATGCTGAATTATTTTCAGATACTTTTAGAGGCATAGGTTCTAATCCATTTATTGTTTATAGATGGAGTAAATGTGCAGGAGAAGTATACGGAAGAGGCCCACTTCAAATGGCTTTACCTGCAATTAAAACAGCAAACCTAGTTATTGAATTAATATTAGAAAATGCACAAATGGCAATATCTGGTATGTATCAAGTTGAAGATGATGGTGTAATCAATGTTGATAATATTCAATTAATTCCGGGAACAATCATACCTAAAGCAGTTGGTAGTAGTGGTTTAACTCCTGTACAACCTGCAGGAAATTTTCAAGTTTCTGACTTGGTAGTTAAAGATATGAGAACTAATATTAAAAAAGCATTGTATAATGATATGTTAGGCAATCCTAATGAAAAAACACCAATGTCTGCAACAGAAGTAGCAGAAAGAATGGCAGACCTTTCTCGTCAAATAGGTGCGGCGTTTGGTAGATTGCAAGCAGAATTAGTTAATCCTGTATTACAACGAGTTATATATATATTAAAAAAACAAGGCAGAATAAATGTTCCAACTGTTAATGGTAGAGAAATAAAAATACGATCTTCTTCGCCGTTAGCACAAGCACAACAACAACAAGATGTTGCTACAATAGATAGATTTGTTGCAATGCTACAAGGAAGAGTTGGCCCACAAATAACTAATCTATTAATTAAACAACAAGATATGGCTAAGTTTATTGCAAAAAAACTAGGTGTTCCAGAAGAATTAATTAGGTCGGATGAGGAAATGATTCAGGCAGGACAACAGTTACAACAGATGGGTGCTAATATGCAACAACAAGGAATGGATCCTCAACAAGTATCTAATGTTGCAAAATCGTTTACAGGATGATATAAAAGTAGAATGAAACCAAAACCTAATCGTATAGTAGGATTAGATAATTTTGAACGAAGTCCTGACGAAGAAACCCGTCTTAATTTTATCTTTGAAAGTGTATTTAAATCTGATGCAGGTGCAGAAGTTCTTAAATATCTTCGCCAAATAACTATAGAGGCAGTAGCAGGTTCAGAAATTTCTGACAATCAACTACGACATATAGAAGGTCAACGCTATATTGTAGGTTTAATACAACGCCGACTTAATAAAGGTAGAAGTCAAAACATCATAAAGGAGAAACAAGATGTCAGATAATGTTGAAGAAGTACAAGAGTCAACACCTGAATCACAAGAGCAGGTAGAACCTCAACCACAGCAACAACCACAAGAACCACAAAACTTATCAGAACAACCACAAGAAGGTGGTCATATTCGTCCAGAGAATATACCTGAAAAGTTTTGGAATGCTGAAACAGGAGAAATAAGAACAGATGAGTTATTAAAATCTAATGCTCATTTAGAGCAGTTTGTTGGAGGAAAAAAAGAAGATTTACGAGATGAAATAATAAATGAGTTGTCTACAGAAGCAGAGTCAGAAGTTCCAGAAAACTATGAGTTACCTGCATTACCTGAAGAAATAACTGAAGATCAAGTAGTAGAGAATCCATTGTTTGATTGGTGGATAGATCATTGCGAGGAGAATGCATATAATCAAGAAATGTTTGAAGCAGGTATAAATAAGTTTATTAGTGCACAGCAACATTATCAACCTAATTTAGAAAGTGAACAAGAAAAATTGGGAGAAAATGCAAATGCTCGTATAGATGCAGTTGATTCATTTGCACAAAGTCATTTTAATGCAGACGATTATGAGTATTTACAAACAACGCTAGGACAATCAGCACAGGGTATTGAAATACTTGAAAGAGTTATGCAAATGCAAAATCAAAACATATCAAATGCACCTACTGAACCTGCAAACAGATTAACAGTAGATGATGTAAGACAAATGATGAAAGACCCAAGATACTTTGATCCAAAAGAAAGAGATGAGTCTTATGTCAAAAGAGTTGATGATGCTTTTCAAAGACTCTATAGATAATGTATATGGACATAGCAGTTCCTGATGACTGTTTTGTTTTAGCTAAAAAACTAAAGCAAACAGACAAGTATGAACTAGCAGTAACAGGTAAAGAACCATTATGGGTGTTATTATATCCATTTAGAATCAACCGACCTAATGTACATACATTCTCAGTATATAAAGATAATCACGAAGTAGTGGCTATGTTTGGATGCTGTGGAGAAAAAAAAAATCCACAAAGGGGTACAGCTTGGTGGCTTAGTAGCGAAGAACCTTTTAACAGTTTTAAGTTTATGAAAAACCAAAAAAGAGTGTTTCAATGGTTAGCAAGTAAGTATAAATTCTTATGGAATGTGGCTACAGAAGAACAAAAAGCTACACTAAGATGGGTACAATATATGGGATTTAAAATTTCAAATAGACAGATACTTGTCAAAAATGTAAAAATGAAGTATTTTTATTTAGAGCCGAAAGGTTTTAAAGGTGAACCCATAGATAATGTGTGTGGCCCTCGTTGGATAACCCGATATCAGAAATCTGCGGACAATTCATAAACTGTAATATTAACTTTATAGGAGATAGTTATGGCAACTTCCATTACTACTGCCTTTATTAAGCAGTTTGAATCAGAAGTCCATATGGCATATCA